ATATTTGTGTATTTGGACAAGTGGTGAGCTTCTAATGATTTATGTAACCAATAACTCCGACCAAGACCTAAGAGATGGCTTCGGTGGAGTATTTTATGATTTTCAAAAAGGCAAAACCTTGGAAATTCCAGAGGAAGCTGCCCGTCATATTTTTGGTTACGGTAAAGAAGATAAGACCACCCACTTGGCTAGATTGGGTTGGATAAAAACCGCTAACGATTTTCAAGAAGGTTTGGATCGTTTAGCACAATGGGATTTATCTACTCAAGCGCCTAAAAAGAACCAATCGTTATCCCCGTTGGTGGAAAGAGTACCCCTACCTTCCCAAAAGAGGGCGGGGGGAAAAGTCCTCTCGGTGGCAGCATGACTTATGGAGTTTAGATGGCAACTCTATCGACTTACATTACGGAAGTCAGACGATTACTCCATGATGCAAACGGAAACTTTTATACTGATTCACAATTAACAGACTACATCAATAGTGCTAGAGATCGTGTAGTCCGTGATACTGGATGTCTTAGAACAATTCAGATTGTACAAACACCAGCTAAAGTTCCAGCTTCATCGGCTTTAAATAGCGCAACTCCTACCAATCCTGTGGCATGGACAGCTAGTACACCAGTCGCTTTAAATGATTTTATTTTTAGTAATATATTTATTTATCAAGTTACTCTTGCGGGTACAACAGGAACAACTGCGCCACCCTATCCGCAAAGCAACTATAACAACATTACCAATTACCCTCCCGCTACCCAGTTTTTGAATGGTACGGCTGGCTTAACTTATGTGGGTAACTGCGAGAACATTTATTACGCAGCAATGCCGTCTGGCGATAGAACGCTAGATATTATTAATATCAACCTATACTGGGGTAACACCCGTGTACCTCTAGATTATTTAGCCTGGTCAGACTTTAATGTGCGTTTACGCTTTTGGCAAAACTATTTAGGTAGACCTTTGGCGTTTAGCAACTATGGACAAAGCAATATTTATATTGGACCAATACCCGACCAAGCCTACCAACTAGAGATTGATACGGTTATCTTGCCATTACCATTGGTAACTTCTAGTGAAGAAGATACGATTAAAGACCCATACACCAGCTCTATTAAATTTTACGCAGCTTACCTAGCCAAGTATTACGAACAAAGTTATGGTGAAGCCGAGATTTATAAACAAGAATACAACAAGCAAACTGCTTCGGTTCTTACCTCGGTATTTACCCGCAGAATCCCAACACCTTATAGCTCACCTTACTAGCCATGGCAGCAGCGGAACAGAAAAAGTCCTATGCCGTTATCAAACAGTTTAGAGGGCTAAACACCAAAGCTAACCGTACTGCCATTGATGAGAGCGAGTTTGCTTGGTTAGAAAATGCTCAACCGATTGGCTATGGCAACATAAAGATTACCCCAAATAGCCAAGTTGTTAATAATTCTGTTGGTAATGCAGTAGTTTTTTCCAATACCGTTACCCATTTAACCAATGTTAATATTGGACTAAATGACTATGTTGTAGCCTTTATGCAAGATGGCTCGGCACAGTATTTCAATATCAATACGGACACCTTTGGCAATGTGGCTACTTCTGGAACTTTTAGTTCTAGCGGTATTAATACTACCCAATGGAATAACGAGCGTATGCTCATCCTTGATCCTACTAAGGGTTACTTTAATTGGGATGGTAATAATGTTGTAACTATCGGTTCTGTTGGATTGATAGGAATTGTTAATCAAGGTTCAGGATATACCGAAGCACCAACAGTCACTATTAGCGCTCCAAACCAAACGGGCGGAGAACAAGCTAACGCTACATCGACTATCTCTACAGGCAATGTAGTTACCTCTGTATCGGTTTCTAATGCTGGTACTGGATACACAAATGCAGCCAATTTAACCGTTACCTTTAGTGGTGGCGGTGGTGGTACGGGCGCTAATGCGGTAGCCCAATTATTTAACTTTCAAACGGGTACGCTTTCTTTAGTTGTTTCTAATGAGGGATCGGGCTACACCAACGCAGCCAATACGATTGTGACTATTTCAGGCGGTGGAGGTGCGGGAGCTACCGCTGTACCCATTGTTTTAGGAAATGTTGTTACCCAAGTCATTATGACCAACCAAGGATCGGGCTACACCAATGCTGCCAATGTGACAGCCACGGTGTCTGGTGGTGGTGGTAATGGAGCAGTCTTGCAAGCCATTGTCAATTCTGAGCCGAATGTGGGCATAGCGAGCTTCTCAGGGCGTGTTTGGATTGCGGCTGGTCGATCAGTCTATTACAGCGCTGCGGGGTCGTATAGCGACTTTACAAGCGTTTCTGCGGGATCGGTAACTTTGACCGATTCTACGCTGCATGGCAACATTATTCAGTTATTAAGCGCTAACAACTTTTTATACATTTTTGGCGATAACTCCATTAATGTGTTTTCGGATGTACGGGTTACCTCATCTGGACTTACTTTGTTTACCAATACCAATGTAAGCGCATCGGTGGGTTCAGAGCTTAAAAACGCTATATTTCCGTACTTCCGATCCGTTTTATTTATGAATGACTATGGGGTGTACGCTCTAGTAGGTTCAACAACCTCTAAATTATCTGATCCCCTAGATGGTGTTTTCCCTAATATTGACTTTGCAAACCCCGTTTACGCTGGTCAAGTATTGCTAAATAACATTTTGTGCGCTGCTTTTAACTTCCGTTATAACGATACAACTTTTACCAATAGTTATCGGTACATTCAGGCAATTTTCTTTGAAAAGAAATGGTTTATTTCTAGCCAAGGCAATGATATTAAGTACATTACCTCTGTTCCAGAAGAAGGTCAGATTGTTATGTACGGTACTTCTGGTAATAGCTTATATCGTTTGTATGCAAATGCTACAGGCGGTATTACAAGCCGTATAAGAACGGCATTATTGCCATTAACTGATCCAATCCGTACCAAACAAGCCTTAAAATTTGGTATTGAAGCAACGCTTACCCAAGGTGCAGCCCTAGATGTTACGGTTGATTCCGAAACTGGATCAAGCTCTGTGTATCTTTTGGGTAATTTTATTACTTGGTTTAACAATAGCAACACTACAATCCCTTGGATAAATAACAGTTCTACTGTAATATCTTGGATAGGTGGATATGGAACTGGCTATCAGCTTTATAAGTCAGATGCACAACAATGGGGAAAGTATTTAGGGTTAACCATGACATCCAACTCGGCTGGGTTTGTGGTCAACACATTTGAACTTGAACATGAATTAAGAGTGAGGTTTTAATATGCCAGTACCAAATGTCTTTGGAAATGCGACAGCATCAATTCCATTATCCCAACTAGATGTTAACTTTAATACCGTAGCGACACTCGGTAACGCATCAATTGGTCTAGGTAATACCACAACTACAGTTGGTAACTTAACCTTAACCAATGTAACCTTGTCTAGCGGTACTTCCAATATGACACTTGGAAATACGGCTGTGACCATTGGTTCTGCTACGACCTCTGTTGGTAATTTAGCCCTAACTAATGTCACCATTACGACTATTCAAGAGCCAGCCAATGTTACAGCTACGGCAGCAAACGCCACAGTTAACATGGAGTTGCTTAATAATACAATTCTCTATTTAACTTCTAATGCTACTGGCAACTTTACGGTTAATTTTAGGGGTACTTCAACAACAGCATTAAATAATGTAATGTCTAACAATACATCCGTTGCCTGTACTGTTTTAGCTACACAAGGAAATACTGCGTACTATAACTCGGTTGTTCAAGTAGATGGAAATACTGTAACTCCTAAATGGCAAGGCGGTACAGCACCTACTAGCGGAAACGCAAGCTCAATTGATAGTTATACCTATGTCATTATAAAAACGGGAAGTGCAGCATTTACAGTATTAGCTGCTCAAACAAAATTCGCATAGGTCAATAGATGCCACGCTTATCTAAAATTGGTGCAGCAGCCCTAGCAGCATTTGGTTGGACTAGCGGTTCTTCTGTTACTGCCGACTTCCTTGTTGTTGCTGGTGGAGGTGGAGGTGGTAATGATGTCGCTGGCGGTGGCGGTGCTGGTGGTTATCGTTGTTCAGTTACAGGAGAATCATCAGGCGGTGGCGCATCTGCCGAAGGAAAATTATCTTTAGTTCTAACACAGAGCTACACAGTTACAGTAGGCGGTGGTGGTGCTGGAGCTGTAGATAATACTGGTAATGGTACTAATGGCACAAATTCAGTTTTTTCCACAATAACATCAACAGGTGGCGGTGGTGGAGGAAGCAATACTGGTAATCCAGCAAACAATGGCGGTTCAGGTGGTGGTGCTGGCGGTAGTGCTACTGGTGGAACTGGAACTGCAAATCAAGGTTTTGCTGGTGGTTCTTCCTCGGCTGGCGATAGACCAGGAGGAGGAGGTGGTGCTGGAGCAGTAGGTGGCGCTGGCTCGGCAGGAACTATTGGAAATGGTGGCGCTGGTGTTTCTTCATCAATAAACGGAACTGCAACTGGTCGTGCTGGCGGTGGTGCTGGTGGTTATTCAAATGTATTAGGAACTGGTGGAACTGCTACAGATGGCGGTGGAGGTTCTTCATCAACTGTTGGATTAGATGGTGCTGATAACAAAGGCGGTGGTGGCGGTGGAGGTGGTCAAAATGGAACTAGGGATGGCGGTAAAGGCGGCTCAGGCGTAGTCATCATCTCCTACACATCTGCAACTCAATTATTCGGTGGTGGAACTGTTACCATTTCAGGCGGTAAATATATCCATACCTTTACTTCTTCTGGTGCATTAAGCCCATTGTCTTCATTGACAGCAAGTTTATTGGTCGTAGCTGGTGGCGGTGGTGGAGGTGCTGATTGTGGTGGAGGTGGCGGTGCTGGTGGTATGCTTTCAGGCTCAGGCGTAACTATTGACACCAATTCAATTTATGTTGTAGCCGTAGGTGGTGGAGGTCCTGGTGGTCCAGCAACTGGAAACGCTGGATCAAATGGCGTAAATTCAAGTTTTAGTGCGTTTGGAACAGCATCAGTAGGCGGTGGTGGCGGTGGTGGACGAAACACCAACAATGCAGCCGTTGGTGGTTCTGGTGGCGGTGGTTCGGGAACAAACGGTAATGCTGGCGCTGCTGGTACTTCAGGTCAAGGTAATGCTGGTGGCGCTGGACACAGCGCAGCTGGAGCAGGTGGTGGTGGCGGTGGCGGTGCTAATGCAGCAGGTACGGCAGCAACCAGCGCAAATGGTGGTAATGGTGGTGTTGGTTTAGCTAACCCGATTACTGGTTCAACAACAGGACAACTTGATAGTGGAACTTATTATTTAGCTGGCGGTGGAGGTGGCGGTGAAGGTCAAGGCGCACCAACTTTTTCAGGCGGAACTGGAGGGACTGGTGGCGGTGGAAATGGTGCAAGCACTTCAACCTCAGGAAGTATAGGATTTGTTGGATCTATCAATACAGGTGGCGGTGGTGGCGGTGGTGGTCGAACTGCTGCACCAGGAAGTGGTGGTTCAGGCGGTTCAGGCGTAGTAATCATCTCCTACACTGGCTCACAAGCATTTTCTGGCGGTAATGTTACTACTTCGAGTGGTAATACAATTCATACATTTACAAGTAGTGGCTCGTTAATACCTCAATATTCTGTAGATTATTTAGTTGTTGCTGGTGGCGGTGGAGGTGGTGGTGGTTTTGGAGGTGGTGGTGGCGCTGGAGGTTTTAAAACTGGATCATTAACACTTATCCAAGGAACGCAATATACGGCAACAGTTGGTAGCGCTGGGTCTGCTGGAATAAACCCATCACCAAACGGAGGAAATGGCACAAACTCAGTTTTTTCCACAATAACATCAACAGGCGGTGGTGGTGGTGGTTCAAACGCAGGCGCATCTAGTGGTCGAGGATCAGATGGCGGCTCAGGTGGCGGTGCATCTGGATTGTCTGGTGGTGTTATTGGTAACGCATCCCCATCAGGTCAAGGTAACAATGGAGGAACAGGCAACACTTCTTCTCCATATGGAGGTGGTGGCGGTGGCGGTTCTAATGGTGTTGCTGGTAATGGTAGCGGAAATAACGCTGGTAATGGTGGATTAGCAACTTCTAATAGCATTACTGGTTCAGCAATTTATTACGCTGGAGGTGGTGGCGGTGGTATATCTTTTGGGTCAGGCTCTAGTGTTGCTGGTCTTGGTGGGGGAACTGCAACAAGTTCTCAAAAAGGTGGCGCTACAGATGGCGCAATTGATGGAACTGGAACGGCATCTAACGCAAGCTTAAATACAGGTGGTGGCGGTGGCGGCGGTGGTGGATCAGGAACAACTAACAATGGAGGACAAGGCGGCTCAGGCGTAGTTATTCTTTCTATTCCAACTGCTAAATATTCAGGCATAACCACAGGTAGCCCAACAGTATCAACATCAGGAAGTAATACTATCCTAACTTACACATCATCTGGAACTTATACAGCTTAAAAGGAGCAATCATGTCGCATTTTGCAAAAGTAGAAAACGGAATAGTAGTCCAAGTCATTGTGGCTGAACAAGATGTCATTGATTCTGGAATCTTTGGTCATGGATGGGTGCAAACATCCTACAATACACATGGCGGACAACATCCTGAAGGCAGACCATTGCGTAAAAACT